AGTTAAGTCGGGTTTACTATTTGTGAAAACAAATATGCGAGGTGGGTCAAAATATGTAACTTTATATTTATATCTATCTTCATATGCAAAACCTGATTTAAGTTTTTCAATTGCACCATACATTTGATATAACTTTTCTTTATTAATAGCTCTAGGTATATCAATAAAGAATGCAGGACAATCTTTTTTATATTTCTTTTTGTAAGCTTTTTGACAACAAAAAGCCATTCTCATAACGTCTCTGAAATCATTACAAAAGGGTATTTCACAGCCTCTACCTTCAATACAACATTTACGTACAATCTTAGTTTTACCAGCCATCCCTTTAGGGTGGATGATAATGTTTACTCTGTCTTCATTAAATTCAAGGCATTGATTATATATTTCACTTTGAAAAGGTCTCCAAAGATTACCATCATTGAGTCTTTTTATATCTCTGGGAACATAAGTTTCATTTCCTTCAACGGAACGTTCTTCATCCATCCATGGACCTTTAACCCTAGTTTCATCCTTCATAACATAAAAGTCGTCCCTACGACACGTAGTGGAAGTAGGAGTTAAGAATATGTTATAATAGCCATATTTCTTAAAGACGGGTTTAACATCTCTTTTTCTAACCTTTAAAGATATTCTACCTTGGTAATGTAAATAACCAGTAGTAGATCCTTTTTCCAACTGGAAACACCATTTCTTACAAAATATTCCTAAATCTTTTTTAAGTTTTTCAACATCAATATTTTCAGCTTTAAGCGTAAAATCCCAAGTGGCGATAGGGTTTTCAGACATGTTCCAAAGTGTGTCAATAGTGTGTCAATGTGTACATAAACACTTATATCTTTTTTCTAAATAAAAATTCGGGTAACTCAATTTTTTCAAAAAAAGTTATACATGAGGGGCTTGCTACTATGAAAGTCTTTCCCCATACCCCATGGCCCCCACCCCGTTCGCTTGCGAATGGGGTATGAGTGGAAGATCCTTTTATTGCAGGAAAGTCCCATGACAATTATAAAAAAACATTTACCCATAATTTTATAATTAATTATTTTTTTTTTCCAAATGTGCCGTACCGTGCCGATAAATTAAAATAATATATATATAGGAATTTTGTTAACAAACGCAAAGCGTGTTACAGACGAAGTCGCCACAAAATTCCTCCCAGAACTTTAGTTCGGGCACAAAAAATGTTAACGGGGGTTATAAAGGGGTCCCCGCCAACATTTACTTAGTATTCAGGTGAGATTTCTTCAAACAAATCTTCATCACTGCAGTAACAAATACAACAGTATTTTTTAACTCCAAGCACTAGTTTGCACAGCAAATGCGTCATATATGTCTCCATTAACTTGATCAACTTGCACTATAACAAAAATCATGGATGTTGGTAGAGTGGCACCAGTTAGTATTAACTGGCATTGATCAGTATTATTAGTTGTACCCAACTTAACTATAAATTCAACCATAGGTTGAGCGGCAGCTGAACCGTTAGCCGGTTGAGATCGATACCCTACACCAGTAGTGGGATTGTCTAAAACTAAACCACAGTTTAGAGGCGTAAAAATAGGTCTAGTCCATGAACCAACACTAGTACCACTCCATTGCATAAATATTCTGTAATAACCTGATTGTACATCTTCAGGAAAGAATATAGTATTAGCATTCAACTCTATTCCAAAATTGCTACCAGCTTCAGGAGTAGTTCCTGTAGGGGTAGTGCTAGTACCAAGTGGGTTAGCATTATTAATAGTACCAACTGTAGCTTCAGAAGCCAAGTTTAAGTAGTAATCTGAGTTCAAAGCCCATCCAAGTTGATTGTTTTGGCAAGATTTACAGAAGGTAATATCGTAAGAAACCCACAACTGACCCATACCATCATAAGACGCGGGCATATTGTTCACAGCAATTTGAAATTTACCCAAGTCATACAACCTAGGGTCTTGACCCTCTTTCACATTACCAGTCCTTACATAAAACAGCTTTTGAGCAGTATCCGTAGGAGCGCATTCAATAGCGTGCATAATATTGTCAGAGGGTTTACCCGAGTTACTAAACATATAGTTCAACATTTGTGGAGCATCTTGAAACTGCTCGTCAGCTGAATTATAGTCAGTCGCCAGAATGACCTGACCTAATCCCAAAGCGGTAGTGGAGGCGATAGCGTCAGATGAAGTTGACACAAATTGGAAAATCATTCCATTTATCCTATACTGTTCATAATTTCTAGCGATCGAAGACAACCAAGGAAACGTGGTGTCGAGGCCAGGGTTAATGTCAAAAACGTGGTTTGTAAATGTACTAGCCACGGAGTTCAACCCTGTAATAAATTCCCTTTTTCTCACTCTGATGGAGTCTTCTCCAAAGGAGGGGACGACAGCATCTTCATACAGTAAACTGTTTTCTTTCACTGTATAATCACCCCAACCAGTTATTTTTTTAAACAACCTACCAAGATGGGAACCACCCATCTGACCAAGTGCACTGCCCACTTCAGCTCCAATACCAGGAGCCATCATGTTACCTATCCAGGCACCGCCTGCCCCACCAAGGGAGCCGCCAAGCTTTTCAGCACTGAAAAAGTCTTTAGGGATAGAGTAGGCACCTTGACCCCTAGCATATCTCCTTTTTCTTTTAGCAGCCATTTCAGCTTTTTTCTTATAATAAGCAATTTTCTGCTTGTCAGTATATTTTTTCTTACCCGGCATTTCACAAATCCTCGATAATAAAAAATTAATATTTCTTTAAATAGAAATTTACCACTCTAGGTCTTCAATAATTTCATCATCAATTATTTTATTTTTAAAAATATTATCTTCCACAGTAATATTATCTTCTCTTTCATCATCATCATCGATGTCGAAGACATCTTTTTTTTCATACCAACTAGTCAACTGATAATCATCAGTAATAGTTTGTAGTATCCACCTTCCATCACTTAACAAAGTTAAGTCGGGTTTACTATTTGTGAAAACAAATATGCGAGGTGGGTCAAAATAT